ATCAACGATTTAAAGTCAAGCAACAGCCAACTATTCAAGAGTGATACCGATACGGGAATATCCGATAGTTAGGACAATATACGATAAGGTTACGCCCTTATTCCTTGAGAACTTTTTAGCGCATGAGAGCGTAGTAGTTAATCAGGGTGGTACATCATCGGCTAAAACGTGGCAGATATTGAAGGTATTAGCACAGAGGGCGATAGACTATGATAACTGTATTATAACCGTTACAGGGCAAGATATACCCAACCTTAAAGATGGCAGCTATGCGGATTTTAAGAGCGTTATATCAGAGAATGGTAAACTGCAATATGCTATAGCTAAACACAACCAATCAGAAAGAGAATTTACATTTAAGAACGGTAGTAAAATACAATTCAAAGCATACGATAACGCACAGGATGCCAAGAACGGTAAACGTGATTTTCTATTCGTCAATGAGGCTAACGGTATATCGTATGATATATATTCAGAATTGCAAGTAAGGACTAAATATCAGACGTTTATAGACTATAACCCCAATGCTGAATTTTGGGTACATGAGAAGATATTGTCTAAGCCCGATAATGTTAAATACATTGAAAGCACATGGAGAGATAACCCGTTTATCCCAGAGAATATAAAGCAGAAGATATTAGCCTATAAAGACACAGACCCGTATAGATGGCAAGTATATGGCTTAGGTAAGATAGGCAAGTTAGAAGGGCTTGTATTCCCTAATTGGATAGAGGTAGATGAATTACCTACTAACTATGATTATGTCATTTGGGGGCTTGACTTTGGCTTTACTAACGACCCTACAGCAGCAGCTAAAATATACTATTCTGGGCGCAATCTATACATTGAAACTAAGATATATGAAACAGGGCTTACCAATGCAGCCATAGCCGAGAAACTAAGGCTTTGTGGTTTTGCTAATGATGATATTGTGTATTGTGATAGTGCCGAGCCTAAGAGTATAGCGGAGCTAATGATTGCAGGGGTAAACGCATTACCGAGCATTAAAGGGGCAGATAGTATTAAATCAGGTATCAATAAGCTATCTGAATATAAGGTACATTTCTTACGTTCTGATAATGTATTGCGTAAAGAGGTGCATAACTACGTTTGGGCTAAGGATGCTAACGGCAAGGCATTAAACAAGCCTATTGATGCTTATAACCACATCCCCGATGCTGTAAGGGGTGCGGTATTTACTCACTCATTTATGAATTACTAAGATATGGCAGATGTAACAGAAACAGTTAGATGTGTACAGGTAAACGATAAGAAGGGTGGCAAATGCAATGCCCGACTATTCGATAACTACAATAACGGCAAAATTGATAATGTTATCATTAAATGCCCGAAATGCGGAAAGTTCAACGTAATAAAGCGGTAATTAAAAAATTTATTTTGTAATACAACAATTTAATGTATTTTTGTTGTAGTTACGGTTAAATATACAAGAGCGTTCAAAACGCCATGCGGATAGCTAATATCTGTGTGGCGTTTTTCTTTTTATGCTATATGGGCTATTGGGGTAATCTTTTTAATGCAGCTACTGGTAGGACTTTCAAGCTAACTGATAAGTTACCAGCCGATATTAAATTCTTCTATAACAATGGTGAGTTGTTATGGGAGAAATGCAACGATAGCGACAGCATGAAATCTGTTTATGAGAGGTGCGCTCCAGTATCTTCTATCGTTGATAGCATGGCAGACAGCTTTGTGAATGCTGAAATAGGCTGCTACAACGCAAGGACTAATAAAAGGGTTAGGGGAGAGCAAAATAAGCAATGGCAGAAGCTGATAGATAATCCTAACTGGATGCAAGACGGTAGCCAGTTCTTTAGGCAGCTTTATTCATACCGTAAGATGTTTGGTTACTGCTATGTGCTTAAAATGAAGGCAGCAGGGTTTGACAGCCCAACATCATTATGGGTATTGCCTAATTGGTTGTTAGAGATAGAGTATAAAGAAACAGGGTTATACCTGACAGATAAGAACATCAACAGGAAAGTATATTTGAAATGGAACGATAGTAAAATACTATTGAATAGTGAAGACCTGATATTATTTACAGATACTACTAATCTATTCAATCAGGAAACATATCTACCGTTACCGAGAATATACACAAAGCAGTATTCATTAACGCTGCTTATAAGCATACTGGAAGCTGAAACAACGCTCATACAAAACAAAGGGGCTTTAGGTATTATCAGTAGCGACCAGCAAGCACAAGGTATAAGCATACCATTAAGCAAAGACCAGAAGAGCGATTTGCAAGCGCAATGGTCGCAGTACGGGTTATCTCGTGATAAGTGGCAGATGATGTTTACTAATGCTGGTATTAAATACACCCCATTAGTATTTGATGCAGGGCAGTTGCAATTAAAAGAAGGTTATCTAAATGCTATAAAGGACTTGTGCGATGGGTTACACTATCCTTTTATCCTCACAGCGCACAGCGACCAATCAACATACAACAACCGTAAGGAAGCCACTAAAGACCTATACCAAGAGGCTATTATACCAGATGCTAAAAGTATTGCCAAAACATTAGCGCAAGGGTTAGGGCTTGATAAAATGAACATAACCATTGAGTTAGATTATGAGCATATCGAGGCACTACAGGAGAATAAGAAAAATACATCCGATGCACTCCGCAGCATGAATATAGCATGTAAGACAATGTGGGATAACGGCATTATAACACTAAACAGATGGCGTGAGTTAGCAGATGAAGAACCTGAAACTAACCCACTATTCAGTAAATACAAATTCGAGTTAACACCCGAAGAATTAAGCATACTAAACATGATGGGTTATGGAAACAACAACCAAGCCAACGGTGGACAAGGAAGCAATACAGGAAATCAAAACAATCAAGGAAACAGCAATCAAAACTAATTCAATAATTATCAAAGATGGCAAGAATTGACATACCAGAAGATTTAAAAGGCAAAGAGCTTTTTAAGTTTCTTATTGATAATAAGACGGCATTAGTAGCACAGAAGAAATCTATGCTGAAACATGCTGATGTAATGGTATTTGATGCTTTACCAATCAAAACAGAAGCTGTTAAATCTACTGATAATACTAACGATAATGGTATATGTTCTGTTAAGGTAGTTGCTAATACAGCATGGTATTGTGATAGCCAGATGGATGTATTACTACCTGATAACGCTAAGAAATCAATATCAGAGCGCAAAGGCTTAATACCGCACTTGCATGACCATGTGCATGAGATAGGCGCACAGGTAGGGGATGTAAAGAACATCTACTATCAAACCATGTCATTATCTGAATTAGGTATCAATAAGATAGGCAGCACACAAGTATTAGTATTTGAAACTGATATAAAAAAATCATACAACGAGCAAGTATATAACCTGTATAAAGCAGGGCGTATAAAACAACACTCTATCGGGCTGCAATACGTCAAGATGGGATTAGCTATAAATGATGAAGAAAGTGTAGCAGAGTATGAATTATGGCAGAAATACCAAGCTAATGTAATCAATCAGGACATCATACAAGAAAAAGGGTTTTTCTGGGTAGTGCCTGAAATCAAGCTATTAGAAAATAGTGCTGTTCTATTTGGCAGCAATCCAATAACACCAACGCTTTCAGCAAAGCAAGATGACACTACTAATGAGCCGTCAGATGACACTCAAGAGCAGCCGTTAAAGTTTGATATGAGCAAAGCGATAAAACAAGTATCATTTTTTAACAACAAAAATTAATCAAAAGTGGAAAAACAACAATTTGACGAATTGGTTAAGCAAGTTGGTGAGCAAGCAGCTAACAAGATAAAAGAAGAAGTTGCTAACGCTACCAAAGATATGCTTACGCCAGAAAAACTTAATGAGGCTTTAAAGTCTTATGGTATTAAATCAGTAGAAGATATAACCATTGAAGGTAAATCTTTGATAGATGTATTGAAAGCGCAAGGCGAAGCTATCGAAGCTGCTAAATTGCAATCACAGCCATCTGCTAAAGCTGTTAACCTTGCTACTGCAATGGTTGAAGGTTACAAGCAAATGCTATCAGAGGGCAAATTAAAAAGCCTTAAAAAAGGACAGTTTGAAACTATTGAACTGAAATCAGCAACTACAATTAGTACATCTAACGTAGATGCAGTAGGTACTGGTTCAAATCCTTACAACCTATCAGCTAATGAAACTGGTGTTACTGGCTTTGTAAGGCGCAACCCTTTCATTGCTCAAATCATGAGCAGCGGTGGCATCAATAAGCCAATCGTACAGTGGACTGAAATGGTTAATGCTGATGGTGGTGCTGCTATAACTGCTGAAGGTGCATCTAAATCGCAATACGATTTCGATTTACAAGAAGCAAGTATGACAGTTCGCAAAATCACAGCATTTACTAAGGTTACAACCGAAATGCTTGATGATATAGACTTCATTGAAGCTGAAATCAAAAATGAGCTTATCCGTATCATAGCATTAAAACTTGATGACCAACTGTTAAGTGGTGACGGCACAGGCAGCAACCTTAAAGGTATATTCACTTATGCAACAGCATTTAGTGCTGGTAACTTCGCTGGGTATGTACAAGATGCTAAAGAAATAGATGTATTGCGTGTAGCTATTCAGCAAATCGCATCTGCTAATCTTGAAGCTACCCACATCGTACTAAACCCAGAAGATGTTACAAAAATGGAGCTTGCTAAAGATGCTAACGGGCAGTATGTAATGCCTCCTTTCGCATCTATGGACGGCACTACCGTTAAAGGTTTGCCAGTTGTAGCTAATAACGGTGTAACTGCTGGTACTTACTTGGTAGGTGATTTCTCTAAAGCAAATCTTCGCATCCGTAAAGGCGCATCAATTAGCATCGGTTTAGATAGCGATGACTTTACTAAGAACTTAGTAACAATACTTGGTGAGGTTCGTGCGGTACACTATGTGAAATCACAACATACTGCTGGCTTTGTAACAGGAACATTCAGTACCGATATCGCAGCTATTCTTAAATCAGCTTAATCATTAACCAATTAAAACAAACTAAAAAGTAAAATGAAACAGATAATAACAATTATAGCTTTTGTTTTGGCTGGTTTTGCTGCAAATGCACAATCTAAGCCTACTGAAACTGCAATGACGGCTGTAACATCGTCTTTCTATCTTTTAGATACTAATACGAATACACAGACTAACTATTACTACAGCCCTGTCAATTATACATCAGGCAATAACGGCAACTTCTCTGCACAGCTTATCGCTACTAAAGTAAGCGGTACTGTTGTAGATACCGTATGGCTTGAAAGTACTATTGATGGTACTAACTGGAATACGTTAGAATGCCCTTGCTCATTTGCTGGTACAACTTCTACTACTTCAAGAACAGTTGTAGCAGATGCTTCTGGTGCGCAGTCAATACAATATCGCTGCACAGGCATTAAGGCTAAGCAAATCAGGCTAAAGGATAAGACAGCAGGAACAATGGTTGTAGGCAATAAAATATTATTCCTTAAAGACTAATGACGCTAATAACCACAGCATACTTTAAGCGTAACCTGAATATAGGCGATATATCAGAAGGTGAAAGCCCCATTGTAGGCAACACTACTAATACTGATTTTATCCCGTTTTATGAAAAGGAGTACCTCAAAAAATCTTTGGGGTACTCACTTTGGAAAGCCTTAGATACTGCCTTAACCGATGCAGATGATGTAGTAGGTGATACGGCACAGAAATGGCAAGACCTGATAAACGGGGTTGAATATACAGTAGGTAGCAGGACTTATAAATGGGATGGGTTTTTGAATGATGATAAAAAAAGCCCTATTGCTAATTACATCTATTGCAAGTACATGGAAGCTAATTATGTAGCAACCACTACAATAGGCGTAGCAGCAAATAATATTCAGAACGCTACAAGAGTAAGCCCTACAAATCAGATTTGGATGGCGTGGTTAGAAATGCGTGTAATGACAGATTGCTTACATCACTATTTAACTAACAATAAAGACACATATACGGAATTGAACACAGCAGAGGTTGAGTGCTTTGGTTCTGTTAACGGGTTTGATTTATGAGCATCAATTATCCACCATCGCTAATAAGCACATTTGATGATGTGGTTACGAATGTAAAGGCTGCCATATTAGCAGACTTGCAAGAGTACGATACCACTATTCAAAATATAAACTTCATAGCAGGGAATATTGAGGAAATAGCCAAACGGTTAACAGAGAATACAGCCAATGCAACAGAACGCCCGAAGCAATACCCTGTGTTTTTATTGATGTTAGATTTTACAGTACAACGTGGTAACGCTGGGTTGCTTTATGGCAAGGCTACTGATTTAAATATCATTATAGCTAACCATACAAAAGAAAGCTACACAGCACAGCAAAGGGATGAAAAGAATTTTACTAACATCCTAAGACCGTTGTACTATGAATTTCTAAGGCAAATGGCGAAGCATCCAGCCTTTTCGATAACATCCGAAAGGGCAATACCCCACAACATGACAGAGCGTTATTTCTGGGGAGTAGATGCACATACAAAAAATGCTTTAGGCAAGTACATAGATGCAATAGATATAACTAATCTGTCAGTAAGCATTAACTGGAATTATTGTTTAGTACCAATTACAAATAATCTTTAAAACATTTTTATAATGGCAAAAATTAATCAATTAAAATGTGCAGTTGTAGGCGGTAACACAGGCTTACCAAGCTCATGCACATTTAACCCCGACTTAATTGTAGGGGCTATTGCCATGCCTAAAGGAACGCTGATAACAGAAGCTAACCTTGCATCATTCCAAACTTACTTAGCTGCTAAGTTTATCAATGATACATATAGCAGCCGTTTCCATCGTTTCGGAAAGTTTGAGGGCATGGATGACCAGTCAGAAGATAGGGTACAACATACATACCCTTATGGTCGTAAGATAACCACCAAAGATAGTGTATATCAATGGATGTTTACCTACATAGATGGTGCAATGTGCGCTCATAAGAACTACTTACAATTCAAAGACAGAGAAGATGAATTTGAATTTTTGTTTGTAGATAAGAGCGGTAACTTCTTAGGCACTATCTATTACAGCACTACTACTAACGAGCGTAAGGTTAAAGGTATCAAACTTAGCGAATTGTACCCTGCTAACTGGAAGCCTAAAGACGGTTCTAACGAAACTGTTTACAGCCTGACATTCGGCATTAAAAACGCTAGAGACCTTAACGAAAACTTAGCCGTAATACAAACTGATTTCGATGTATTCGATATGGATGTAGTTATGGATGCTGAAATAGTATTGTTAGAGGCTATTGATGGTAGTGGTGATGTGGATATGACAATCATAGCTGGTTGCGGTGGTTCTCAAAACTTGGTGGACTTATACGGTACTGCTTTGGTGGCTACTGCTAATATCAACGTAACTAATGCGGAAACAGGCGCAGCAATTACTAAAACATCAGTAACCGTTGCTGGTAATAGCCCAGACAAATACTTTACGCTGAATTTGGATTTTTCAGATACAGACTATCCAGCAAGCGGTAAGTATATCAGGGTTGACTTAGTAGCGCCAAGCGTATTGATTGCTGCAAGTGTCGCAGCATTAGATGCAAAACCATTATTTATCCCTGTGCCTTAATAGCAAGCTATGATAATAGGTAACAAGGAGATTAACGAAATATGGGTTGCTGCTAAAACGCAGACAGAGTTTGTTGAATATGGGTTGACTAAGTGGGCTAATCATGCAGATATGAAGCGCAAGACAAAGACACAGAAAACAGCATACCTAAAAGCGATTTGGAAGCAATGCAAAGAGGCTGTCGGTGAGATAATACCCACAGATGAAGCCCCCATTGTTGTGAATGATGAGGACAAAACAAAAGGGGCTGAATAAGCCCCTTATTTTGGTTTTATGGCTACTATCAAAGAAATGGCAGAACGATGGCACAAACTTAATCTATTGCAGATTACAGGGGATGCTATGGTTACTAACGATGCTAAAATAGTAGAGCTAAACCGAGAGCAATTAAATGAAGGCGTAAGGGCAGACGGTAGCCCGATAACCCCGAAATATACCCCTTTCACAATAATGAAGAAGATAGAAAAAGGGCAGCGTTTTGATGTGGTAACATTAAGAGATACGGGCAGTTTTCAGGATAAGATGAAATTATTTGTAGCTGGGGCAAAGTTTACTGTTGTATCGCAAGATGAAAAGGCAAAAAAGTTAGAGGGCAAGTATGGTGATATAATGGGGCTATCAGATAGCGGTAAAAAAGAAGCGTGGCTAATTGTGCGCCCAGATGTAGTACAGGAAATAAGAAATGAAACAGGCTGTATATGAGTGAAAAAATACCATGCTATACATGCAATGATAAGTTTAAGAATGATAAAAGACAGTTTCTTTTAAATCAAGTTATTGAAGATGCTAAAATCGCTGCTAAAAAGGATAATTACACAGGCTTTTACTTTATATATCAGAGGGATAACAAACTTGGCTTTGTTGCAACCAAAGACAAAATCAAAGGCAAGCGACAGGCACAAAGTATATACTTCGATAGTGGGGTTGCCTTTTAACAGGTTCTTAGATTTCTACTTAGAAAAAAATTATGATGCGCTGATTAAAAAAGAATACGAAGGGGGTAATGTAGATATACTGGAGTTGATAAAAGCAGGGGATGTATTACATACACAGTATTTAGATGCTTGCGGTGGTAATGATAATACCCATTATTTATCAGTAGTAGGCACAATAGCAAAGTTAGAGGCGAAGATTGAAAGGGTTAAGGTAATAGTAGAAGGGTTGAGAGAGTATTTCGATGAAGCAAGGAATGAAGATTTAAAACAGTTGGGCATACGGGTAAAAGTACGGAAGGACTTTTTAGAAGAAGATTTAAACCGAGTGCTAACCGATGCTAAGCGTTTTGTTATTGAGTTGAACAATAAGAATAATTCAATAGAAGATGCTAATAAAAAAAGCAAAGAGCCTGACATAAATATGTTTTATCAGGTTCTTTCACAAAAGGATGCAAGGTTAACGATATATGACATAGACACTGCCATGTATTGCGCTATATACAGAGAGCAAAGAGAAAAATATAAAGCATTAGAAAAACGTAATAGAGATGGCAGACCTGATTAGTAATATAGTCGATAAATCGGCAAATGAACAGGTATTATTGCTGGATAAGCAATTACAAGACTTGCATAAGACAGCGCAGACTATTGAAATTAAAATAGGTGCGCCTAAAGATATACAGGAGTTTTTAGCACTTACAGCACAATTAAAAACTGTGTTAGGTGAAATTACTAAAGTAACTAAAGACCAAGCACAGGCACAATTACTACTGCAAAAAGCTGATACTGAAAAGGTAAAGACTGATAGGGAAGCGTTGAAGTTGCAAGATGAATTACTGAAATCACAGGAAAAACTAAATAAAGAACGTGATAAAGCAACTAAACAGGCAGCAGAGTTAACAGATGATTACAAGTTACTTGCAAAAGCATATAACGATGCAGCAGCCAAAGCTAAGAATTTAGGCGTAACGCTTGGGGCTACACATCCTGAATTTCTGAAAGCAGCCGAGAATGCAAATAAAATGCGTGAGCGATTGCAGCAAGTAGAAAGCGCAGTAGGGCAGTTTCAAAGGCAAGTGGGTAACTATAATATGGTTGGTATGCAATTCAACCAGATATTAAGGGAATTGCCCAACGCTGGTATTAGCGCAAGGACATTTATACAAGCCATATCAAACAACATTACAGGCTTTGCCGAAGCGGTGCAAAAGGCAAGGAAAGATGGCGAGTCATGGGGTAGCATCATGAAAACAATGGGTACATCCATGTTTGGATTGGTGGGTATTATCAACCTTGCAGCAGCAGCGTTAACGCTATGGAGTACACACATGGGTAGCAGCAAGTCGGTTGTTGACCTTGCAGAAGAAAGCAATAAAAAGTATCAGGATAGCTTAAAATCTATTGAAGATACGGCAATGAAAAATGCTTATTCAGAAGTGGCAAGGGCTAAAATATTATACGCTATTGCTACCGATGAAACTGAAAGCAGAAAGAAAAGAAATGAGGCAGTAAATGAATTACAAAGGCTATACCCTAACTACTTACAGAACATAGACGATGAAGCAATAAAATCAGGCAAGGCAAAAGATACTATTAATGAGTTGACTAAAGC